ACAAATCCTATAGTATCAGAGGTAGGGGAATATATACCAGTATTCAAATCTCCAATAAATGTTAAATCAGGAATAGCAGGATTTGCAGTATTATTGATCGATACTTGATTCGTATCCCTTCGGAATTGCATCAGAGTGTCTTGATATCCACCTGAAGCGTTATATGAATTAACACTTAGATGTGCGCCTGCAGACTCCAATCCACATTCAAACCCCCATCTTGCTGATGCTGCGACAGTGCCAGTATAGAAGAATATTGCTTTGCCAACAGAATCAGGGCCTTGAATTTGGAAAAGAGGAGCAGAACCATCTTGTCTATTTATGTTGATATTCTTTTCAGCCGTTATATTCAATCCTTTTACGTTTAATCCATTCTCAAGTGTTGTATAACCAGTAGCTCCAATTGAAACCCTTTCAACCCCGTTGGTAGAAAATCCCAATACGTTTGCACTAACTGAGTGAATCCCTGTATCTTCGTCCCCTATGAACGAATATGATGGAGTTGAGACAGTACCTGCTAAAGAAAGTACTCCGTTATCGCCAATTCTTGCCCTTTCTGATAGAGTGCCCCCTGTATTTCTCGTATGAAATTCTATTCTTGCAGGGACATTTGATGCAGAAGGAGTTGCTGAAGAAACTCCTACTATTCTTGCTCCTCTTACAGGATTGCTTCCATCGGAAGCTTCGTACACAATTTCGCCTAATACGTTTCCAGACTGAATCGATCCTTCCCAACTTCCATTGACTCCTGACCTGGACTTAGCAAGTATCAAACGAGGGCCTGTACCATCATTGGAGAATCTTCCAATTCCCGTTGATGATTCGTTAGCATTAGCTCCAAATACTTGAAGGTCTGGGACAACGCCTTCGCTTGAAGTCCATTTTAATGCCGATCTTCCGATTCCGCCAATTGCCAATCCATTTCCAATATCAATCCAACCATCCCTACCATCCATTTGCATACCGACCCATTCAGTCGAGGCAGTACCATTAGAAGTAACTCGGAGCTGTATTCCGCTTCCATGTGCTGTAGGAGCCCACGTTTCTGATGCATAACAACGAAGCCTTGCGGCAGTCGCATGCCCTGACACTCCATCATGAGAACCATATTGATATGCTGCTATAAAATCATTAGCATTTGGAGGGGTGCTTCCTGCCCTCCATGTCTGTATTCCACCCTGACCAATTCTTGCAGCCAATCTCCCTGCGCCTATAATATCAATTTGATTTGCAGTTGGGGAAGCAAAACCTGTATCTTGGTCTGCGGAGAATGATATACTAGGATTTGAAACACCTGAAGAGTCTGTTGTTCCTGTAGGAAATTGAGCCTTTGTTCCTGAATGAATTAAGTTTCTTGCAAATACTGTGACATCACCACCACCAGTAGAACCGCTACCCGAAACAACCTGAATACGAACATCATAATCTATATTTGCTCCTGCATTGAAATCAATATAAGGAGTGGAATTTTCTCCAGTCTGTCGGCCAATTGAAACAGAACCACCACCATCAGTGCCAAGACCTACTCTACCAGTAGAAGTTGAGGCGACGAATCCAGTAGAGTTTAATATTCCTGTCATTGTATCACCAGATTGATTGACATACCTATTGTCATAATCAGACAAGAATGTTCCTGATGTTGGTATGGAGGAAGTTAAAGCAACTTGCGAGATATCAATAGAAGAATCGGTTAAACCTGTAGAGCTATTGAAATATGGGACTTTATTATTAAATCCACCTGAGACGGCGGAATTTTTAAGAATTTCTTTGCCAGCAAATGATGCATCTGATATATCATTTGCTACATGATTATGACCTATTACTGACCTATTATTAATTTGAGTCTGCAAACCACTTGAAATCGAAGAGACTTCAGTCCGGAAAATGTCAGGAATTGGACGGGCTTCTAAAGTCGTAACTCTGCTATTCAAAGCACCAGTTATTGATGCTCCTGTGGTAGTATCGAATCTATTTAACGAAGGATTGAAAACGGCAAAACCACCATTAATAGGATTGTCTTCTCTGGTTGCAACAACTTGTAGGGTGGAAACTTGTCCAGAGGTCTCTGAAGTAACTGTGCCAACTACGAATCTGTCACGAACTTCATCGAAGGCGAACATGAAGTCGTTTTGACTACCCCTATCGACTCTTAGTCCTGCAAATCCACGGGTGACACCAGGGCCAACTTCACCGCCGTTAATTTCGATAACATTATCACTTGCCGAGACAGTTTGGGTATTGACGATGAATTGAGTACCGTTAATGTAGACATTATTGTTAAATACTGTTTCGCCTGTAAAAGTCTTCACTCCACTTATGTTTTGATTTCCTGTAGTCTGAACAGTAGTAGAAATATTTGCTTTTAGATTAATTTGCGATTGAAGGTTGCCTGAAATGGAAGCAACAGTAGCATTAGTAGGCAACGAATTGATTTGTGTCTGTAAACCAGAGGAAATAGCCGCTACCTCAGTTCTGAAAATGTCAGGAATTGGACGGGCTTCTAAAGTAGTAACTCTGCTATTCAAGCCAGCAGATATAGCCGCTACAGTGGTTGTCAGAGCCCTAGTATTGATATTTGAATTTAGACCAGCAGATATAGAAGCGACCTCAGCCCTCAATATATCAGCACTTACTTTATTGTTTATTTGATTTTGTAGATTCGAGGATATGGAGGCAGTAGTGCTCAATAATGTTAGTTGGCCAGTAAGAGAAGCAACTTGAGCACTCGTAACATCACCACTTCCACCTCCTGAAATTGAGGCTAAAATAGTCTGCAATTCGTCTTTATCATAAATACCCAAATTATCTTGAACTTGAGTCAAAGTTCCATTATAAAGAGTCTTTATGGATAAATTTAATAGATTTGGTATTCTGACTATTGGCATAGTTCCTCACTATTAGTATTTATCGCTTCTTTTTATAATGCGGCAGGGATAAGTCCTGTATTCTTTACAACTTTAACAGCATCAGGATATTCCCAAATTTGGGCAGGAGTTGCTCCTCCACCAGCCGAAGTTGCTCTAGTTGAAACGGCAACATCTATTCTTGCCATTTCAGTTGCCAATTCTGCACGAACCCAGGCCTTAATCTGAGCCTCTGATGGTGAGATTCCTCCAGTTGTAGTAGTCAAAATCTTACCACCAGAATACATCGTCAATCCTCCTCCTCCGGTGGTCGGATTTACAACTGGTAAGGTTGATGTAGAATTAACAACGTTGATGTTATCAGCCTGTTTTGCTGTATTAGCTGATAGATTGTCAAGTAATAGAGTACCAATTGATAAGTTGGCTGCATCAGAAGCAGAAATTTCCAAGAAGAATGCTCTGCGACCTGAGTTAAACCATAGATCATATTTGTCCCACATGAACATTCTGTGTGCAAACCAGTTATTATCAGGATCATCGATATCAATTTGAAGATTCACTCCGTCTCTTGCAAATTCTCCTGTAGAATAAACATCTTCACCTGTAACAGAATAAGTAGAATAGTAGGCGGCATAAGTAGTACAAGTTTCCTGTTCAAGCAATGCATTCCAACCATTAGGACCAGCCTGAGTAGTTGTTCTTGCTTTCTTAGTTGCTGAGCTTCCATCGGCAGCAACCCATACATGATATATACGAAGGACATCACCATCAGTAAAATCAGTACCTTCATCATAATTGAATGTCAGTGGACTTGAGGCTGCAATATCATCATAAACTACCGTATCAGTTGTTTCATTATATACAATTATTCTTGTATTATTTGCGAATCCTTCAATTGTTCCTATATTCTGAGTAACGGGTAACGGATATTGAATTCTCTGATCAGTAGAGTTTGTCACGCCATCAAATCTGATATATCTCAAGGCATTTGTTGCGTTTGCAGTATTGACATCAGCACGAACCTTGAATTTAACACCTTCATTTGGATCGATGGCACCTATACCGCTCAAGTTTGTTCCATTTAATGTCAACCATGAACCGTTCCAACCACTTCCTACATCATATTGAAAGTCTAGGGTGAAGTTTCCTGTGTTTGTCCCTGTAATTGTAGGAGCGACATTTGCCATTCCAGTGTAACCTAGAGCATAATAAGGCATTTCCCAAACCACTTCATCAGTCAAATTAGGCATTGAAACTTCACCTGTAGAAGTGAATCCTGCACCTACACCCAATGTTGCTGAAACTTGAGAAGCAGTTGAGGCTAATGGCTCATTACATGCAATTAAGAATCTTCCTGAAGTTGGAGTTGTAAATGCATCTTCCCAGTGGCGACCATATACAGCAGCTTGTCCTGTAGTGCTATTTGTCCAACGGCATCCTCTTGCCGTAACTGCTAGAGCGGCTATTGCTTGAGTATCTGCACCATCACCCCATACATTATCAATCGTGACGTTTTGTACGGTGTTTGCTAATGACAATGCTGTTGTACGAGTATTATCAGCATATAAACGGCGGAGAGTCAAATCCAAAGTAACTGTAGCCTGAACTATCAATCCGCAAGCATTTGTCGATCCCATGTTATAGGGACTCGATGCCGTTCCTAAATTTCTGAATTCAATATCCGAACTGCTACCTCCAGTCAATAGGATCGCAGTGTATGGGTGGACGTTTGATATTCCTGCAAAATTAGAGAAGCCATCAATAAAAATGTTGCTACTTGTATCAACTACTTCAAATGCTCCTACAAGAGGGTTAGTATTCACTGTTGTTCCGTTTATTTGATCGGCATATTGAGTATTTGATATTGTGCATCCTGAAACTTGAGACAGACGAATTCTACCACCTAATGATTTCAAGTTAGAAATTGAAACATTAAAGCATCTTGTAAGAGATAATGTACGAGCATCAGCATTTCCTCTGGTTATTGCTGTCGTGCTTCCGAAGATTCCCATACTAGAGCCTGAAATAGAAACATTAGCACAGTCTGATATTGAAACAGGCTGTTGAGTTGCACCTGAAGAGGCATATCTTGTAGCAGCAATATCATGTAGTGTTGCATTTGTGAATAGACTTGAAAGGGTGATAACAGTTGCTTCTCTTGTACTTTCCAAGCCTACTATCACATTTCTCAAAGTTGTATTGTTTGCAGTATTTGATATTGATAAAGAGTTACCTAATGAAGAATCTTCAACTATGACATCATAAGCAGCGGAAGCATTTAAGTATAGTCCAGGTCCCCATACATGGTCCCACTTGATAACCCCCGCAGAAGTAGTAAGAGGTTCCCATCTATCAGCTATTGTACCTCTACTAATATTTCCTGCAAATCCTGAAATTGAAAGGCTTACGATAGCATTGGGAATTCTAATTTTGCATCCGGATGCTGGTTTGAATCCACATGAGTTTGAGGATCTTCTTGCCAATGTTATACTGGCTTCATATCCTGTTATTGTTCTGCCTGTTCCAGTTGCGTTTGAAGTCTGGTTTACTGTTATAGAAACTCCAGGATTGATGGAAACAATGTATAGCTGATCTGAGTTTGCAAAACCTGCTGACATTACAACAGGGGCACCAACTGCGAATCCACTTGTGTCAGAAACAGAAATTACTGCGCTGCCTGAAGTAGTTGATGCTGATCCTCTATTGAAGCATTGCCCGAAGAATTTACCTCTTTCGTCGGTTGGAATGAATTGAGTAGCAGTCCCCCATCTCAATCCTGCCGCCTCCCACTGTTCATATATTCCGCTTCCTGGAGAAGTTTCAATCCACACACCATCACAGACATCTGCGACTGGTAGAGGAATTACTTGATCGTCAGTTCCATCAGTAACCCCCAATTCATACCAGTCTCCTGTTATTCTCCATTCTCCAAGTCGAGGAACTGTGACCAGACCTTGATATTCAGCAACAAAGTGTAACCAGCTTCTTTTTCCTCCAGTTGAGGAGTTTACTGTTATTGTTGCTCCACCAGGTAGTGTAACAACTTCATTATCAGCGAAGTTTCCAGTTTTACTTCTCAATTTAATCCATCCTGAAGTTGGCATAGCACCACCTGATGCTCGAGGCTCAAGTTCTCCGCTTGCCCAGACTCTCAGAAGCTCACCACTTCCAGAAATTGAACCAGTAACAGTGTTTGTCCCTAATGTCCCTAGCGTTGGAACATTTCCTGTTGACGCATCAAATGGAAGCTCCCATACATTTCTGGCATCCATATGAAACAAACCACCTAAAGTTGCTGATATAGTGACATTTCCTAAGACAGCATTTTGTTGCGCCCATCTCATGTCGCTATCAATTGTTAGTGAGCCTCCATTGAGTGTTATATCTTCACCATTCAATAGACCTGATATCGAAGAGTCATCATAATTTGTATTTGTTCCTGAGATTGTTTGGTTAGCCATATTATATTACCTCTATATTTGTTAAGTTTCCATTACCGTCGTAGGAAAATGATTTACTTCTATATTCTCCACTGCCTGAAATACTAATTAAATTTCCCGAACCATCATAATTAAATGTTTGAGTACCTTTAGAAGTTGTTTTGCTAGTGAGGGTTCCTGAAGAATAACTTAGGGTTGCATCGTCTCCATTGATAGTAGTCAATTCTACTAAACGGATGTTTTCAGTCTGAAGCAATCCTACAGAATTGACAGTAACTATTTCGGATGTGTTGCCTGACAATCCACCAACTATAACACCACCTGCAAAAGTAGCACCATTACCACCACCTGCACCCAAGGATAAGACATCATTACCACTCTGATTCTTCAAATGGAAACCTGAAGAATTCGATGCTTGAATATTAGTACCGATTAATGTACCTGTGAATGTGTCACCTGAAGAATTAAGATAACGAGCATCATAACCACCCAAGAAATCCCCTGATGTTGGAACTGTGACACTCCCTGAAACAGAAACAACTTCCCACCCTCCATTTTTTCTACCATATAAAGAGCCATCTATTGGTGCTTCAGGGATGCCTCCTCCACTTCCACCACTTATTCCTTCAATTGAGGAATCGATCATTGATTGTACTACCGAACGACTAACCCCTCCTCCAGTCTGAACTACTTTTTGGACTATTTGAGGGATATCTACAGAGATTCCAACTTCATTCCCTCTATAATCGATATTGACATTGCCTGAGTCTGCTACTATAGTTGGAACGCTTGGAATTTTTATGGAAGCTATTTTAGCAGAGAGTCTATTATCAACCGCTTCCAATTCACTTTTACTTGCCTTGTTTGTTAAAGCAGAATTTATGTTATTGACGACCTTTAATAGATCCGTTGCTATGATAGAAATCGATGAATTCAATTCTTCTTTAGAGGCTTTATCGTTTAAGGAATCGTTTATGTTTTCAAGCCTATCATTCAATTCTATTAAGGCTGAATCGAAGACACCATTTGCCAGTTCCTGACTGCTCTTCCAATCATTGAGAGTCCCTAAGGCAGTCTCTATGGCTGCTTTATTAGCCTCTGATGTTGTTTTTATCAAAGCATTTAAATTCTTTTCTAACGCTTCTAATTTTGCATTTGGTGAAGGTACTCTGATGACATATTCAACGGCATCTTCAGTAGTATTCACTTCTGCCTTTGCTATTTTTATTTCTGTTCCTACTGGCTTAACATTACCTGCAAAATCTACAGTCTTCAATGTTCCATTTTCTTGAAATAATTTTAAATCTTGGGAGGTCTGGGGTGGTAAGGGATTAGGAGTGCTTGTTAGGTTGATCGTTCCATTATCGAATTTTGTAGCCATATGACCCTTTCATCAGCAGAGTATATAAGTATTTATCTTTAGCATCCACATCCTGATTTCTTTTTTGGATATTCTACTATTTTCCACCCAATAAGTCTCCCATCAAATGAGAATTCCTGCCAGAAATAGCCTTCAGGTGGTGCAGGTTTTAAATTACCTGAAACTTCCCAATCATAATAATGAGGAGACTGGTAAATCGTTTTCCATTCTTTTATATTCATATATAGTATTTATCAAAAAAGAAACCCACTGACCAGAAGCCAGTGGGATCAATCCGAATGAGGGAATAAGGATTTTTACTCTTTAATCTTATATACCAGTCAATACTGCGAGAGCTTGTGGGTTCAGACCAATTCCAGCAACATGGCAATATACTCTCCAAAGTTCTTTCATTTGAGTCTGGGACTTGCCAAGTGATTCGAGAGCGAAGATACCACCAATTTCCTGATCTTCCTTCTCACCAAACATCAAGCGATAGCCAGTTTCAGGATTCACGAAGTAAAGCTTACCAGAGTCAACGAACTCAGACTTCAAAAGGTTATATCCCATGTACTGAGGAGTACGAAGAGCAGTACCTGCAAGAGTCTGATAGTCCATACCACCCGATTCAGCACGAAGCTCTGCAACTACCTTACGAACAGTAGCGGGAGCACCGATGAATACGTTTCTGGAACCTTTATCTTTCACTTCATCAATCAAGCGATCAAGATCACCAACGTCAACTGAACCACCAGCGATTGCGAATGAATTGGTTGCGAAAGTCTCTATACCTTTGATTGCCGTAGAACCGTTACCACCTTGAACGATATCATTTGCAATCTTTTCATTCAAGCCTTTAAGAGCACCTGCAACTTCAGAACCAACAACATCTGTGTAAGAGCTGTAAAGATTCTGGCCAATTTTGCAGACATCGAATTGCACTGCAAGAGTCAACAGGCTTTCAGTGAACTTAGAACCTGAGATATTCTGTGAAGTGAAGTTAGTATTGCAGTCTGCATATACTGGAGTTGGAACAGAAGCGAGTCTGTTGTAAGTGATGCTTGGACGATCAGTTACGCCTGCAGCTGCTACGAAAGCAGCAGTAACTTCATCATGCTTTAAGAGAGCATCAACGAAGCCTGGAAGCAATTGATCCTGGGTTGTATTTACGAGTTCTGTTAGGGAACGAGCCATAGTTTTATTTCCTTATAAAAGGGGTTAAAGTTAAATTGTTTGTTTTTCTATTCCAATGGGACATCCGTCAACATTGGGGTGGCTTCTCTTAGAAATCCATCATGGGAGAGCCTTATAATAGTATTTATCTTGGAGGTGGAAAAAATTTAGGAAAAACCTTCCCTAAAGTATATAAATAAGAATGGAGGGAATATTGATGAGAAAAGCGCCTTATGTAGATCGAGAGAAATTTGATATAGAATTTAATAATTGCTTAGGGATTGGGAAGTTGACAGATGAGCTATGTGACATGTTCAGATTGATAATGATCCATAATCTTAATAGAAAAAAATGGTCAACATGTTTGGGTCAAGAATCCAGAGAGCATATAATGTCTGATGGTTATTTGAGACTTGCAACATATTGGAAGTGCTATAAGCCTGGTAAAGGGAGTCCTATTGCTTATTTTTCACAATTATTTGAATGTGTCATTTTAAATTATCTTAATCAACATAAGAGAACATATTCAAGGTTATGTTCCCTAGATGTCAAATTTGATAATAATTATGAACCTATTGTTGATAATGTTTTATGATTTCCTAATGAATATCGCAAATGGTTGGGTGGTCTGAGTCTCCTTCAAGGCCAAATTCTCAACAAGCTTATCATCAGGATCGAATCTACCAGCCCTTAGCAGTCCATTGTTAGGGGTTGAATTCTTTCTGATGTATGCCATATCCCAACCACCAATTTTTTCATACGCAAAGAATCGATCATTAGCATCCGATTGAATGGAAGGGATGCTCCCTGCAACTCGAACACCTGGCTCACCTGGGAATATGCAGATGGCAGGATCAGTGTCAGTGAAGCGAATCATGCTTAAATCACCGCCTGTAATGTTAGGAACTTCCGTTGCATAATCGGATGTGAGGCTGCCGTTGAAATTGTAAGGGCTCATGTAATATAAGAAAATATAATTCTGGAAATATGCCTGATATGTTGGATCACCTGTATATTCCCCTAAGCCAGCAATGTAATATCTATCAAAGTCAGAACCGAATTCACTTGATTGGATTCCAACATCGAACATTCTACCTTTGCCAGTGAAAAAGACTCCGATATTAGGAACTACTTTCTGCCATCCACTTGTCAGGCTGTTGCTCCACCACACTTCACTTCCGGATAATGGAGTAGTCCAACCAACAGCAATCCACTTGTCCTTTATTTTCTTTACACATTCAAAGGTTGCTGAAGCTGCAATTGTTAGAGTGTTCCAATAGCTGATATCATTTGTATATTTGACGGCATCGTTAGCAGGATCAACTGCAACGATATAACCATCCCCTGAAGACAATTTCTTGGCAGTAACATAGTCGCTTAAGTTATAATCATACACTTCAACAATACTATCATCAGAAGGGTTGTATTCCCATACTCGGTTGTCTCCTGGAACTGGAATGTAGTATTTCCCTCCATAATAAGCACCAACTCCTCTGACTGGATTTGAAGTTGTGGTGACGTAGACCGAAGACTCCACTTCACCATTCTTTAATTTCTTTACAGTCAAGTCATAAGAACCACCGTTCCATTCCGAAACTGCCAATATACCTTCTGTTTCTGTTGGGGCTGCTCTATATGCTATTTTCTTTTCGTCGGGCTGATACCATTTTTCTACTGGTACACTACCTCCACTATCAATCCTACCTCCAGCATCGGTAGTCAATGATTGTATTTTTTGATAATTGAATGCTGGTAATTCTGTTTGAGGATTTCTTGGTGATGTCATAATTCTATTCTCTCCTTGGTACTTGGTATTTCTATATATCGCCTATTTACTGCTCTTGTTTTGTCCAGTTCTATAACTTCAAAGACTTTGGATGCTATCGCTCCTACATCCCATCGCTCATAAATGTAAGTATGGGTTATCATGAATGTCAATCGATAATCAACAGCCCCTACTATTGGAATTGTATAGTAGAATGATGGGTCAGGATCGTAATAGTCTATTTGATATGGACCACCAGGATCTCCACTACCACCCCAATACTCCTTCTGCCATCCTCCATTGTAGACTGTTCTGTTTCCCTTATCATCTGTTCGGTAAATTGTCAGACGCTTAAAAATATTCTTAAATTTAAGTTGAGGCTTATCGAAATTGAATTCTGTTGGTGTTGATGATGATCCTAAAACTTTTAAGTCTGATTTAATGTTTAGGTTGTTTCCATCAAAATAGAATAGAGTTGATCCTGAGAATGAAGCAGAATCATATTTGGCTGAAGGAGTCTGTCTAACTATTCCTCTATAACTTGCTGTTTCTACACCATTCAGAACTTGACGAGTGACAGTATAAGGATATGGCTGATAACGATAAGAACCAACCAAGGCAACTTTTTGACCGTCAAGATTTTGGTATTTGATTCCTGATATTGTTGTTATGCTATTATGATATATTTGCGCCAAATGTTCATTGCCTGAAGTTGCAAATTCAATTGATTTAAGCCATTTTGTATAATCCCCAACCATAATATCATAAAAATTGCCACCTTCATCGTTAGGCATTATATTATCGATATATTTTTTGCTATTCCAGGCTGTAGAAGTTGGTGAAGGGTGAGGTTCTTGTACTATCAGTCTATGGAGCTGTTGTGATGGCTTGGCCGACCCGTAGAAATATAATTTTTGAGAAGTTTCAGAAAACCCTAATATGCTTCCATAAGACAATCCATCAGAGTCAGGAATGGGGGAACTTTCATCGACTACTCCTAAGTAGCTAATACTAGTCCCAACATCATTAGGGATCATTATCAATGGAGTATATGCATAATTTCCACCAGTTGTATTGATTGATACTGTCAATCCTAGGTCCGAATCAATGGAGAATGAGGAAGAGTTATTTGTTTCGTTCCCTTCGAATGTCTTCATGCAGCGTAAATTATTATATATCCATCCTTCAAATGGTGGCTTATCCTTCAAATACATACCACCCTTACCATTTCCATCCCAAATAAAAGAGACCTTCGATAAGAATGATAGATATGGAGAAGAAGCAAAATGGGATGGTCTAGTATAGCTAGTACCATCATAAGCGAAAGGAACGATCCCATCTGTCAAGGATTGTTCAGGGGCAACTGTCAATATTTTGATTCTCCAGGTATCAAATACTGGATTGTCTGTTGCAGGTAGACTAACAAAAGACTGGGCATCATATATTGTAAATTCGTATGTTGGGGTTGGGTTCAATACCGTCCATGACCCTCTTGCAAAACAATTGGCATATCGTGGTGGAGGAGCCATATTAAGAATGATTCGGTTTTCTGATGTTTCTTTTGAAGGAGTAGAATATAAAAACTTCCCCGATAGTGGTTCAGTCTTTGAAGTGATCATACCTACTACAGCTGAGTCTCCATCATTGACTGTATTAGAATTTGTCACATATGATTTATCAGTCCTATATACTCTTGCAATTCTATTAAAACCAACGGAAGTTGCTTCGGTTGGCTTCTTAAAAGTATTTAAGAATCTGAAGGCAAAAGTTGGATGTGATAGAGGCAAATCGAAAGGGCAACCTGTAGCATATGTTATTTTGCTCGCTGATGCTGAATAAGTACCCATCGAAAATCCTAGGCGCTCTTTACTTTTGGAATCAATCAGAGGGGATCGATCCCCTAATTGAGGGTCTTCATGCTTATATGTTGTAGTGAGTACCAACCCTCTATTGTCTGTTCCTTTTGCATCATATCCATTCGTTTCTCGGTCATACCAGAAATCAATATTAGTGCCTCTGTATACATTTGAAGACTGATAACCATTCCCTCTGAATGCTGAGTGGCCATTTCTTGTCTTTTCTGTTCTCTCATATAGAGTTGATTTTGTACGATTGAAGGATACTATTGGTGAGGCTGATATTGTTGCTGTTCCTGCAATTGAGGCTGATGTTGGATTTGTTACAAACCCATCAGGTTGTTTGAAGTCTGTCAATGATAGTGCTCGATCATTCCCTACAACCAATGTTCCATCCTTGTCATACCCTACTACATATACTCCCACTGTAGAATTGGCTGGTACTCTGGTATTCTTTGTTATTCTTGCATTTTCTGTCTTGGCAATTACAGGATTGATACTTCCGTAAGTATTTCCACTCGCATCTGTGACATAAGAGACTGTCACATGCGATTCAAGGTGCTTAGGAACTATGATCCATTCTTTCATTGGCATATTATAGACTCGTAACTAGATAGAATTTTTCTGAAGTGCCTGAAATACCGATTGTACTGGAAGCGAATACTCTGTCTCCTGCCATTAAATCTCTAGAAGTCAATGAACGATTATCATTTACTAGAAGTTCCAGTTTTCCTGATTCAATATTGATCATGCTTCCTATTCCATCGGGCAATATTGTAGTTGGGAGGATATCACCTGAAACTGGAAGGGTGACAGAAGGGATGGTTTCAACCATTCTCTTTACTCCCATTTGTCCGGGGAATATTTCATTACCTCCAACTACTGTGTAGATTCGAATAGCATCACTCTGAGAAGAACCTCCCCTAACACTCTCAATAGTTGGTTGAGTTGGACCGTCAATTTGATTTTTAGTTCTCTTCACTACACCTGCAACAGTATCTCTTATTGGTTGAGGTGCTGATGGAGATATTCTTACACTTTCCATTCTCTTTAATATAGGCAATTCTGGTATTTGAGTTGATATGACGAATCTAGGAGTTTTCTCAGAATAGTCTATTTCAATTGAATTTACAACAGAATTAATTGCAGTAATTATTTTACCGTCTTTTAATTCCTTTATCATTTGACCAATCTTAACTATATCGGTGGAAGTATTATTTAAAGCATAATCTATTTTTGCAGACTTTCTTTCAGAGAAATACCAAGAACAATATTTTTCAAGATTATCAAGCAATTGAGGCATGTCGTTTCTTATTGCTGTTGGCATAACTTCCAATGTACCTGAAATATCAACAGTACCTGTAACAGAGAGTAGTTTTGTTGTCAAGTTTTTAGCATCAATCCCATAATAAGTATTAGGATGGACCATATGCAATTGAAGAGATGGATCTGAAATAACCTTTATTCTGCTCCCTGAAGAATATACTGGACTACCATCAGGACCAACTGTACTTCTTCTCTTTCTCCAGAACAGCTTTTGATTTGAGAATGCTGCTATAGTAAATAAGAATCTGGCCCAATGTGATCTGAATGGATAACCTTCTGATTGATTAGGATTTCTTTCACTTACTCCAACTTCATCACCATCCCAATAAGTAACGGGCTGCCCTATGATTGTTGGGACACCTGTAGTTGGTGGTGTTGGACTATCATAAAATAGAACTTCATTGTCCCATGAGAATGTTTCAGGGATTGGACTCTTCAACCATATTCCATTTGTATCGAAAGACATTTCGCTGCCTTCACCACCGGCTACGAATTTAGTTGGTTCGAACCATAATATTTCATCGTTTGGATTGAGTGTTGGAGCAAAAACAGTTGGCTTGTAGTAGCGATTTTCAGAGTCTACATCAACTTCCTTACCATCAACTTCATCTTTTATCTTTTCTTTTATTTTTATAGGCAATTCAGGGGCAAACTTAAGATTACCTCTATTTGGATGGGAAGATGAATTAAGAGTACCTGGAACAGTTGATAATGGTCGGGCATATATATCTTTTGTATTGAAATAGACAGTTGGGAAGAATGGCTTTTTGCTGCTATTATCTTCCTTATCATATCTCAATGCATTCTTAGGAACGACGAAAGGATTTTCAGCAGTCTCAATATCAATCCACTTGAAGTATTGAAATACTCTTGGATGTTGACTTTTACGATAATTCGAGACTTCTGCTAATTTTTCTTGATCGGTAATAGCCTCATCATCACTACCAGCAACATACTTGGCTGCTTCTAATGATGTCCATCCAGGCTTTAGGGATCTTTTATTGAATGCTCCATCAGTTGTGACAGTCCCTGCAAATAAGATATTATCACCTTCTAAGATAACCTCATCGTATACTTCATCAACATCAGTGACATTTACATTTATTTCCGCCTTATCATCTATCTTGAATTGGTAGCCTGAAGCGGGTGCGCATAATCCTGAGACTGCTATTGGAGACTCGCAAAAGATTACCAGAGTAGTCTCGAATGATGATGTATAGTCGTAATAATAATCGAAAGGTGCTTCCAAAACAGAAGCCAGCCATTCATTCAATGATAATCCAACTGGCGAAGGATAAGAAACACATTTTGTCTTATCATTGAAAATTGCAAATTCTTTTTCAGTATTTGAATCCCAAGGGAACTTGACACTTGATATTCCAGACAGCCCTGCACAGTATTCTATTGCTTCTTTTAGACTCCATACATTGGCCTGAGCATCAGCAGGCCACTTTGAATTCGTTGTAAATTTACCTAGATTTGTATATCCGCTACCACCTTCAGACATATTGGCATAAAAGCCCCCATTTTCACCTGGAATGTAAGGGTTGAATGGTGGGTAGTCTTTCCCATTCGTCTTCATTGGATTTCGGGTAAATTCCATTCCAATTTCTTCTGCCGCTGCATATCCTATATAATCTTCTTCTCCCTTGAAGGCATCTAAAGTTACCTGACGAAGACGACCATAGAAAACAACATGAGTAGGGGAGTTGAGGATATTCCAGTTGACTTTACTACCTTGAAGAGTTTCATCTTTAGTGTCCAATATCCATACATATTGACCAGCCTTTGGAGTGTTATCTTCTCCTGAAGGATTCTTATCAAGTATTCTATTTTTTCTTAAAACATTGAATGATGCTGCTCCAATACCTTTATTCTGTCTTCTTGAATTGATAGGAATTAAGCGATTATTTAGCTTACCATTGCTCCCTGCACTATCAGAAGTATAGACTAAGAATCTACCTTTCCATTGTTCAGGCTTCTTATTCTCATTTGAATTATTAATTGGCATCAGATCCTCACATAGACAATCATGTATTAGTATTTATCATGAGTCATCGCCATAGACGATCCCCAAGATTGTTATAAAACAAGTTGGCTTAGGGGAGAAATCCTTAATAGTATATGAGAAGTCCAACATCACATAATTTTCTATTTTTTCACCTGCTTCATCAGTCCATACTCCAGGTTGACCAATATACTCCTTCAATTTTCTTATTTTTTCTTCCAATTTCTTTATTTTATCCTCAGAAAAGTTAGCATTCGAAGTAGTCTGTAATGACTCTTCTTTTACTTTTTGGATAGTAGGGGAAGAAGCCCCCAATCTCGTGTAGACTTCGACAACTGGCTTGGGCAATTGAGGGCGACCTGTCCAAGAATCAAATTCTATATCATAGCTCCCTTTCTTCTTTTCATTTTTTGGGTCGCCTTTGAATGTCAATTTAACTTTTTTAATCATCGTGTCCTCTCTTTTTGTATTATCATTCTCTCTAAGTCTATTGGCTGCAATTCATAAGAAACTTTAGGCATATCCAACATTTCTTGCTCTCTTGTTCCAGGTGTTCTCAACCCTGTAAATGTAGCTGCTGATTGAAGAGGGGTAGTTGGTTGTGCTTTCTTCATTAATGCTTCTGTCTGAGCAGCCATTATTTTTGAAGAATATTCTGATGACTGTTGTCCATATCCTGCTCTTCTCATTATTTCACTTGTTGATGCTGGTGAAGGCATTGTTCCGATATTGCTTGGGATTGCTACTTCAGTTGCTATCTGAGACTCCATTCTCTTGGTGAATGTTGAAGTCCCTCTTCTCATTTCACCTTTTAATTCTCTATCAATTACATTTTCATACAACTTCCCTATTCTACCAGTTTCTTTTTGGAGGGCATTTATTCTATTATTGAATATTGCTGCCTCTTCTGCCAATCTAGTCTTTAAGGCTGTTTCACGATTGCTATATACAGCTTCTAACATCTGGCTATTAGTCTTCACGCTTTCTTTTACTTTTTCATGAATGACATCATCTATTTTTTTACCTTCCCAAGAAAACATATGCATTCTTTTATTGCCAGGCAGCCCCGAAACCCTAATAGCCATAAAATGCTTATTTGCTGCTTTAGCCTTTTCTATTAATGTTTTTCTCTGTGCTGGTGTCAAATTTGGCATTTTTGTTTTTGCTCTTGCAATAGCACGACCTCTCTTACCAATTTTAGCACCCAAGGCAGCAGCAAGTAAGTTTTGAGCAAAACCACCGGCGGCAGCCCCTGCTACTCCCCTAACTGCCCCTGAAACTCTAGGAGCCAAGACTTTAGGAGCATTATCAGCAACCATTTTGAATTTTATTAGGTAGTTCTCGTCAGCCATCTTTTACTCCCTTGTCAATCTGAAGAATGCTTTATTAAAGCTCTCTTGGTTAGCCTTAAATTCTGCTTCAAGTTGTTCTTTGAATAGTCTGCTTTTTCTTTTGTTGAACCAATAAGTAAGATTAGCAGGGTTGGATTCTGCTCCATAAGACTTGTATAGAACATTATCCTCCATGAAGCGGTTGGCATCCTGGCCATTTAAGAGAGTTTTACCACCCCTTTTAGTTATTCTACTCCCTTCAAAGTAACGACTCTTATAATCAGGATTTATTACACTTGATTGGGCTTCATCATACATTCTTGTTCCAAATGTTATTGCTAAATCTGCTGCCATATATGCTAAGGCTGCAGGGCCCAATCCACGAGCCAGAGCACCAATTCCTCTTGCTGCTGCTCCAATACCCCTTCCAGCACCAGTTACCATCGGAAGTAAGTTTGGACCCATTGTTTTTGGCGCTCTTCTACCCAATCTTTGAGAAGTTTTTATTCTGTTCAAATATGTAGCATTACTTGCTAGCTCTTTCATTCTTTCCCCTCTACGATTCACTGGAATAAAACGTTGGATTGCTGGTTGAAATAAATCAGTCAATCGGGGGTTCATTGGATTGTTACCTGAGAAGAATCCCGTATCAACTCTTTTCTTTATTCTCGCTCTGAAGTTCTTTACATCAGGATAGAACATATTAAAAGGACCATTGTAGCGACCTGATTTATAAGAATTTTCAGGTCTTCTACTGGTCAATTTTGGAGGGTTGATGAGAGGGGTAGTTATTTTTGTCTTAGCACGATCATAAGACACTCTTGTTCTTCTGGCTGCATTGACTGCATCGGCCATATTAAATTCATTGAAGGCAGTTGCTATAGCACCACCTAAGAATGCCCCTGCTGCTGGTTTTAAGATTTCTTCAATGTTGCCTCCAGCGCCCGCTGCACCACCTAAAGCGCCACCAGTGAGCGTGCTTATACCCCTCATTGCTTCTTGAACATCTTTTATGTCTTTTCTGGCTCTCCCAAATTGACCTTTAAGCTGCTTGAAGTTTGAGGATACTCTATTTATGGTGGCGGAGACCTGATCATCTGCCTGGAATACTATTTTGTCAGCCATTTTGGATCACCTCTATGAGTTTTACTAGTAATTTTGGAACAGCGTTATCAATAGCTTTTATGTTATCTTTCATTGTATAGTATTCCCTTGCGGTCATTGGGCTGTCGAAGTCTCTTCTTGTGACGAGATATTCGATTCTGGTATTGCTTTTTTTTCGAAGACTTCATCGCCAACCCCCATTGCAGCAAATACTATTCTCTCAATATCAAAATCTGAAGCCTGAATGAGAAATGGAAGAGAGTCAGGATGGACTTCATAGCTTCTCATAAGAGCATGCCTCATTAGCATCATTTTTTCTTTTTTATCAATAGCCTCATTGTTTCTGTAAGCCAACCAAACTTTATAAGCCAATTTACCATATTGGGTTATCATATTTTCAAAAGGGTTTTCGGTTTCTTCATCAACATCCAATTTACCGAAGAATAGCTTTTTTGGTTCTGCCTGAGCAGGTATGATTTTTATAATTTCGCCACTCGCCAACTTTAAGACTACCTTAAAGTCGTCCAAGTCTTTATCTTTTTCAAGTTCTTCCAGGGTTGGGAAAGTTGTTGGAGGGTAATAAGTAACTCCTTTATGTTCATGGGAAGGAACTCCTTCACCATAGTTCTTGAATTTAGTATTTCTGACTCCAATAAGAATGTCATCATCTTTAGACTTCTTCCAAGTCAGCCCCTTTGGAAACTTTTCATTAAGCTCCAGCATTTCTTTAGTGGATAGACCACCTTTATAGCCATGTATTACAAATTTTTCATTTATCATATGTTTTCCTCTCATTAGTATTTATCATAACGACAGATTAAAGCCTGACAACCCTTTACCGGGTCTGAAGATTGAATAGACTACATAACGGCATACATCCCCTCTATGAGGATCTTTATCACCTTTTAATGTGTCTAATGTCCCTTTCTTATATTCAGCATTCTCTAAATCTTTTATCAATAATTTGCAGTTAGGATTGATTCTTATTTTCCCATCTTCAAAACATTTATTGACACATTCAGCGGAAGTGAATACATCGTAGTTTTGCCTGTTGACTCTATCTGTTATAGAATAGCCACGATTTCGCATTTCTCTGATGAAAATATCAACAAATCGATCCCCTATGGTGTTTCTTCTATTGATGGAAGAATCTCCAAACAAATCGAATTTTTTATCGTCGGAATTGTAGCGAGTTATAAGCTGCATGACATTAGCATTATCTGATATTGAAACTTCACCCTTGAAATGGATTTTATCTTTGGTATAACGACCATATAGCATCGTGAGTGGACTTATGTTTTCATCAATACCAACAAATGCCTTACCTTCATCATCCTTGACATAATCATCATTAGTGACATACTTTCTATCGAATGCCCAAAATTGAAGATTGGCTGAGGCATTAATGAACTGACCATGGAGATAAGCAGCCTGGAGCTTTGAAGAATATGATGATTGGAGGGAATCGATATAGTCTTTTGGTAGTGCGGAATTATAGACTGTACTACCTACATATATTCTTCTTTCAGGAGTTATGTTTTCTACGAAATCACTATAGCACCACGAATCAGTGCCTTCAGGGGTAGTTGCCCAATTTATTTGCTTCTTTTTTGCTTTAGGATGGCGGATTCTAGACCTAATTAAATTGGGTACGTCGTTCATTGGAATGGATGAAGATTTTACTCTAGCACATTCATCAACCGCTGCACATGCAACTTCAAATCCTACTAGTCTATGAGGCTCAGATCCGCTAATTAAATATATTGGATTATCCAAAACTTCTATATATGGAAATTTCAAAGCGCCTTTACCGTTTGGAAAGGTAGAAAATTTAATCCCCCATTCATTTAAAGCAGCTTCTATATTGCTTACAGAAACTCTAAATAAATCAGAATAAGTAGGTGCTACTACTAGTGACGGACAAGAGTTCATCATATGCAATATAAGATGCTTTCGATAAAGACTGTAAGATTTTCCTGAACCAAACCCTCCCAAATAGAGGCATTCTTTGGAGGCAAAATCTTTAAGAAATTCTTCTTGCGCCTTTTGATTAGGACGGATCGTTATTTCCATCTATTAACTTCCAATCTAAAAAACGCTTAGTTTTAACTATACCAGTCCTAAAACTATCAGGATTTAAATTTATGTCTCTTGCTATTTGAGTGAGGCATCCTGTTATAGTCTGACCAGTCTTTATGTTGACCACAGTTCTTATTTTTGCTCTACCATTAGATATACCTTTTCTTGCTACTTTATCTCGCCTTTCTTTTGTCCATATTCCAGGATTTTTATTATATTCAGTTAAAAACTTATTCCTTTTACCTTTATTAGCGACTGATATTTTTTTTCTAATTTCATCGGAAGGAGAAATACCTCTATTATATGCAGGCAATCCTTTATTCCATGATTTTCTTCCGATGCCTTTACCTTTATTAGCGACTGATATTTTTTTTCTGGTTTCAGGAGAATGCTCTTTACCTTTATTCCAAGGTATTACATTTTTACAACCATCTCCTCCGGCTGTCATATTGTATCCATAATTATCGTTTTGGAGGTTCCACAATGCTATTAATTGAGTTTCTATATTTTTCATTCTTTTTTCATCATCTATTATTATGATAATTTCTTTATTTACATTTTCCCACCCATATTTTCTGATAGCATTAGCCAATTTAGAATTATTTTTAGGTCTTTTGGCTTCGAGTGCCTCACCTTTCCATCTATTTAAAATTCCTTTTTTACCGAAGGATATTCCAACATATCTTTTACCATTAGGAAAAGTTAGGCAGTATACTCCTTTTATTATTTTTTTAGTTACCATTTAAAAGACCTTCTATTTTGATTATTATATTCTTGTCTTCTTCTTTGGCAAGATTGGAATTTCTTTCTTTAATTTCTTCCAATTTAGCATTTATTTCTTGCGATCTAGTAATTCTGTCATTGAGTGTCTTAATTGCGTCATTTCTATCTTTTAATGATGCTGAGGGATCATTAATTATTTTCTTAAGCTCATTGAGAACAAATACCTCATCAACGAGGGTTGCTTCTTCAACCGCCTTTTGTCTGTCTCTTATATACTGAATCAATTTACGGTTCTTAAAAAAATCAGTACAATGAGTTTCGGCATATTGTTCAGTATATCCAGCCTGAATCATTGCTTGTCGCATTGACATGCCTTTTAAGTAGAAATTCCCACATCTTTGAATCTTAGGAGTTAGAGGCGTATCTCTATGTCTTTTCTTGGGTTCAGCAATATTTAAAATTTCCTCAATCGATTTAACTGAATCAGGCTTTGTCGGGTCTGTCATCCTTTTCTCCTAAGAATCAGCCTTTAATTTTTGTCATTCTCTCGGCAAGAAGCTCTGATATAGACTTGCCATTTTGAGGCTTCTTTTCCCCTGTTGGTTCGTCTCTCTTCTTAGTGACACCACCTGCAGCCTTCCGAAAGATTGGTTTGGACTTGACGAATTCATCTACAGCAGTCTTTACATCCTTACCACCCAATTTTACAGAGTCATCATCTCCATATTCCCCTTGGACTGTTGCTAAAATCAAATTTAAAGCATCATCCGCTGCATCTGGTAAAAATTCTGGGTGAGACACCAAGGCTGCTTTAATTTCTCTTTTAATCAGCCCATTTTTGAGACGGTTCAATTTGTCTTCTATTTTGGACGACGCAATTCTCTCAGCCTCTTCAAGCGCACCAGTTTTGACCGCTTCAGCCATCTGTGCGCGCCTCTCAGCATCTTCTGCTTTCTTTTTGTATTCTTCTTGACGCTTGCTTCTCTCACCTTGATCTTTGAGTAAGTTTTCATACTTATCTCTCATTTCTATGATTCGTTTCGCTTCATCATATGGTAGCTTCACTCTGCTGCCACCTGGAATATCGACTTCTAAGGTCTCAGGTTTTGCAGTTTCTTTGTTTTCTTTGTTCTCAACTTCCATGGTATGTCCTCCTATGGGTGTTTCTAGTTTGGTTATATTTTATGATTAGCAACTACCCCTCATTAGTATTTATCAGGGAGAGTGATAAATACTAATGAGGGTTGAGGGAAATGACTAAAAATGAAGAAGAACGGGTTGTGAGGATACTAAAGTCCTTAATGAAGAGGGGTTATAGACTAGAGGATATCCACATTGAAGAAGAAGGATTGAGAAAGCATACGATTGAAAGCTATGTGGTTATTGACGGAGAGAATTTTGTTATTTATGTCGATGATGAGTGAGGAGTTTTGCGTAGTGCCACTAGTGCAAGTAGTGCAAGTTAGTGCAAAAAAATTCTGCACTATCAAAAAGGGCCGTTTTTACAGGGAAATCATATAATATATATATAAAAAAGTATTGTAGTGCAAGAGTGCAAGCGACATCGCCTCAGAAAAATTTTAACCCTTATCTGACATCATCACCACCCCCAAGAAGCGACCCTTCTTGCACTCTTGCACTAGTGGCATTTTTTTCATATAAGTCTTTTATTTTCAATATGTTATATAGTGCAAAAAAAAGTTGCACTAACTTGCACTAACTTGCACTAAAGAGAATTCTTATAACTATGTTATAATCAATCTCATAATAAAAGTATAAAACACGACCTATTTGTTATAAACACTTTTAAGGAGAAAAAATATGATTATAAACGACATAGACTACTTAACCGTAAAAGAGACATCGCAGCTTACAGGTCTTCACGAGCTAACAATTAGAAGCTACATGAAGAAAGGGCTGATGCAATTTATAAGACCCTCTTATAAATTAATTCTCATACCACGAAAGATTGCAGAGAGCTTTAAAAAAGAAAAAACTAGCCCATGAGACGAGCTAGTTTTTTACACATTCACACATAAAGGAACTTAATTATATGAAAGATATTATAACACTGAATAAATATAAGTCAACTCTCGATTTTATTCTAGAGGCAAATGATTATCAGATAATCGTTAATGATGATGATTCTTCACAGATATATTTTTACCGTGTCTCGAATGGGATAGAATATATATTGAAAGAAAACGATATTAATGATTTTTATTCTGATAGAAAAAAATATGAAAATAGACAAAAAGAGACAAAAACAAACAGCCGAGCATTTTACACCTGACCCTTTGGTGAATGAAATATTGGATAAGCTGGAACATTATGATCCTGATTGTTTTAAGAAGGCTGACAAGAAGTGGTTGGATCCTTCTTGTGGTAGAGGGGCTTTCTTGATTGGAGTGAGGGAACGATTGCGAAAATACCACCCTGAAGAATGGATCAATGAGAATATGATCTATGGAGTTGACTTGATGAGAGATAATTGCGAATATTGTAAGTCATTGGGATTTAAAAATATAGTATGCGCAGATGGATTGAAATACGATTATTCATTTAAGGTTGAGGATTTAATATGAAGTTCGACTATATCGTTGGGAATCCACCTTATCAAAAGCCTCAGGAGCATGATGGCAAGCGTGGTGGAGGGGAAACCCTTTGGGATGAGTTTGTTAAAGTTGCTATCAATTCGATGGTAGTTGATAACGGATTCATCTGCATGATTCATCCTTGTGGTTGGCGTGCTCCTAAGGGGTCGTACCATGAAGTGAAGGATGCTATGATGGCGAATCAGCTTCACTACCTGGAAATCCATAATTCAGGTGATGGTTTGAAGACCTTTGGTGCGGCTACTCGGTATGACTGGTATGTTATGCAAAAGTCTGCTCCTAAGAAAAATACTGATATCCTTGATGAAGAAGGGGTATCTTGGAACATCGATTTGAAGACTCTGCCCTTCATCCCTAATGGAAAAATTGATAAGGTTATGGAGCTGATTGCAGGAGTTGGAGAAGAGAAGGTTGATGTTCTATATTCTAGGTCAGAATACGGAAGTGACAAGGATTGGATCAGCAAGACAAAAACTCCTACGCATATTTATCCTGTTATTCATTCTATTAAGAAGGCAGGACTTAATCTTCTTTGGTCAAGCAAGAAAGGTACGATGATTGGAGTTCCTAAGGTTGTTTTCGGATGCGGTCAAAGCGATACTTTCGTCGATTATAAGGGAGAATATGGAATGTCCCAGCATGCCAGGGCGATTGTTGCCGATCCTAAAGATCTGGAAAATATAAACAAAGCAATGAACAATCCTGAATTCCTAGAAATTTCTTCGGCTTGCACTCTAGTTTCTACGGGTATGTTCGTTGATAAGTATAACAAAGATGTCCTCCAGTTGTTCAAGAAGGATTTCTGGAAGGAGTTTGTTTGAAAGGAATGAGGAAGAAATATATAGGTGGACTGCCAGGGGCAGGACGCCACTGAGCGAAGCGAATGTGCCACTATAAAAAGCATACATCATATTATTGAACCAGGTATTCGGTATGCCTTTTCACCTGAAATTTAGGATTAAATTTATCCCTCACACCCAGAGACCTTCTTCAGTCTTGGATGATTGATCACTCTTTTTTTCGTTGCTTATTTTTTAGTGTTCTGAATCAGTATATTCGTATATACCTTTTCACCAGTAAGCCCTACTTCAGTATGAGTGTCTTTTTCTTATGTCCCCGTCTCAGTTACCTTCGACGGTCCTACGATCCTTCATTCTTCAGGATCGTGAACCTTTAAGTTTTAAACTACTTTTCTAACGGATGTTTCTATAGATTTCCTCCAACCCCCTTAGCAGAATTTTTATCCAGCCTTGGAAGTTGCGTGCATGGGATGTTATGTTGCACTGTTGATAATTGATAAGTCCCATACTCCCTTAACTTTTCTGATCTTCCCCAACGCTATCATGATGCGTAGTAGGCCCTCACTTACTAAGACGGCCATTATCGTAGCCGTAGACGGATTGCAAAGCACTAACTTGTGGTCCTTCCACTTTCGGAGTCTTTGCACTTTACCCCTGGGCTTTCACCCACTCATCTTACCCACGCACCGCTCGCGTCTCAGATGATCTCAACGTTCTTTTTAAATGGAACCGTTTAACCATGTCTATTTATGTCAATGAACTTAATCTGATAGTTATTTATATCAGGGACTTCAAAATTTTTCTAAGTTTTTTTCTTTTCTTTAATTTGTTAGTTATTGCTTTTCTTAGTGTTGCGTTTTTAGACACTCCATGTTCATCTTTCCAACACTTAAATCCTCTATTGTTCAAATATTCAACATCATATATAACCAAATTCTTGTATTCATTAGGATTTTCATCATCGCTTTTAATGGAGTTCTTATGATGATCATTAATCAGCTTATATAGTCTATGCGTAACCTTTTTATTATCCAAGGCTATTTTAAATACTTCCAAATTGTCCTCAAAGAATTTTGTTCTGAAAAAATTATCAAGGTTTTTAAAGATTGGTTCCATAATTCTTCTCCTATTTACTATTCTATATCACCTTTTTAATTGTCAATAAAAAGAAAAACCCTAAGTATTGAAGAAGTTTTTGGCTTATAGGTCAGAACTTCAATACTTAGGGTCTTCTATGTAGCATTAGACACGACAACTTGTATTCGGAGAAATAATCCATTGTTGCTACTCCAATATTATAATGGGAAAAATACAATTGTCAAACTATTTTTTATTTCTAAGGAAAATACAGGATACGGGAAGAGGGTGTTTTAGAGGACTTGAATATAAATAACAATATATACAATGGTTCATTGAAGACAACCATTAACAACTAAAGGAGAAAAAAGACATGGCATATACACAATTAACAAATTATAAGGATGAAAAGCATGAGCTGAGAATAGAATCTTTTTTGAAGTTTCTAAATCATACATTCTTCCTTATGTTTGGTGATGAAAAAATAAAAGAAGGAACTTTTCCAAAAATAAAATGTGATGTTCTAGACACTGTCATATCATGGGATGATGAAGCTGTTGCTGCTAGAACACAAAAAGAGCATGTTGAGAATTATAAAGCTAAGCTAAAGGATGATGAAAAGGCTGCAAAGAGAATCAGAAAAATAAAACATTCAAAATGCAATTTATTTCAATTGAGAATAACTAACAACAATAAAGAATTGGGAAACGAGCTGAAGAGACTATTCAAGCTTATATTAAAATCAAAAGTATGCATAGAAAATACCCCTCAATGCTACTTATATGAGAATAGAATGAGTGGTAAACTTAATTTCAGTCATCCAGGCGGTAAAGAATTGTACATAAGAATAATTTGGATAGGAGAAAACATATGAAAAGACTAATAACAGCACTAATAAAAGGTGGAGATATTGAACAGACTATCAATGAATTGGAGGAGTATTTTGGCATGGATAAGTGGAAAAAGCCTTATGCAGTTGATATTTCTTATGATGTCTATGGTGGTGAATATATCCCTAAATTGCAGCTTAGTATATCAGAACTTGAGGGTGGAAAAACCCGATTGGCTGCTGAAGAATTTGAAGGGGCTGAAAAAGAAGTACACGATATAAACGGAACACTATGGACTGTTTTTAAATTCAAGGAGGCAGGAGAATGAAAAAATTTGTAGGAGCAGTAGAATTTGGAGAATTAAGGGAATTAATACTAATCGACCTGATTAAGAATCGAGAACTTTATCTTGGACGAACACTCAACCTTGCTGAAATGGAGGTATTACATCAGTCCGCTGATATATTATTTGCAAAGATAATGAGGGAACATCGTGAAAACATTGAAAAGCAGAAGGCGGCATTTCAAGAGCAGACAAGGAGAATAAAAGCGAATATGGAGGAAGTGAAATGATATATACAAGCTCAATGAAAGGCAGACAAAATTACGGATCGAGGGACTACAATTCCTTGATTCAGGAAGTCTTAACAGTAGCAACCGCCAGGAATGCGGTCGTACTTGATATGAAGTTTTGCTTAAAACCTGATATAGCTGAAGCCTCTGAATGGGCTAAAAATGTAACGGAAAACTACAATCCTGAAGTTAAAGCTAAAATTCAATATTTAGATAAGAGCTGGGATTTGAAAACTGACGAAATATATATTCGGGAAATTGTTCAGCTACTAAAAACAGACTATGAAAATGAAAGAACAAGGGAAGAAGTGTCGAGTTTCCCTGTTCAAATCTATATTGAAGCAACATTAAAAGATGTACCAAGGAAAGCAGAATACGACATAATGTTGTGTGACAAAAAATATAACATAATGAGGCTATGAAAGAAATTAACCCTAACAAAGAAGGAAACAAAATGAGAATCGCAACACAGCTTGAAATAAAGGAATCAGAAATAAAAGAAGCAAAAGCTAAAGCAATCGAAGCATTAAAAGAACATGCTGAAAAGGATGGATTGAAAATTATTGGACCAATTGAAACTATGATATATGATCATGCCCCTAGACTGGTCATGGAACACCTAGGTGATGTTGATCCTATATTGGCAAAATTGAAGGATATTCGTGCTGAATATCGGACACTTGAAGATGATGAGAAATGGAATGCCTTCGTAAATAATAACAAAGAGAAATTAAAGGATTGCAAAAGAATTGTCAGAATTTTTTGTGATGCAGTAAAAGTAGAAGAAGCAGGTTGAGGATATAAAATGAAACCAAAAATTGCCTTCAGAATCCGTAGAATCGTTCATGCAATATTCAGAAGGCAATTGTTGGAGGTGTATCACTATTATTATGCAATTGATTTTAAGGATTAAAAATGGAAGAAAAGCTACCAAAAGGCATATATCTTAAAGACGGAAGGTTTTATAAGGTGTCCTATTATAATCCTAACTTAAAGAAAGTTGAATATGTTGGTTCGTCAACTACTTTAGAAGAAGCAATCCGAATCAGAGACGAATATGTGAATAGTGGTTATATGAATAAGGCTGGAGGTGGAGTATTTGGAAAGAAGTGGGACGGATGGAAAAGGGAAGAAATAGACGGAAAAATGGTTGATGTCCTTTACGATTTGGATGCATTTTATGAATATATAATGGCCGAAGAAAAAGAAAAACTCCGAACGATAAAGGTTGAAGAGGAAGAAACGGAAGAAAATGATGATGAAATTGAAAAAACTGTAAAAGAAAAACCAATACAATGGGCAACCCCTACAGATTATAAAAGAGTATTCATGAGAAAGGGAGGGTCTTACTTCTATACATTGAAGGGCGCTAAAAAATATTTCGGGTGGTATATGAATATTGATGATGCTTTATATGCACATTTGCTCCACGAATATTTAGGTGAATATGAATACGGTTCTATGAAACCCTGCAAAAATACTAGAAAAAAAAGTTGTTAGGAAATTGCCCTAAGTTATATAAATAAAAGTATAACAAGCATAACACGACAAGGAGAAATGATTATGCAAAACAACTTTGAAGACTTAATCGAAATAATTCCTGGAATATACTATAACAAGAAGAACGGAAAACCATTTTCTACAAGAAAGCCAGGTGGAGGTTACTATCCAAAACCAAGACCACTATGCTCTCAGGATAAAGACGGATATATGAAGATATCAAATGAAGGTAAAGGCATATTATGGCATCGCGCAGTTTATGAATACTTCTATGGAGAGATTCCTAAAGGTAAAGTTATAGATCACAAGGACAACGATACAAAAAACAACCTTATAAGCAATCTCCAGTTGTCCGACATAGCAGCAAATGTCCAAAAAAGAAAAATGCAAAAAAATTCAACAACAGGACTGGCAGGAGTGACCTTGAGAGCATGTGGTAGATATTATGCTCAGCTACAAGTAAACAAAAAGCAATTGCACTTAGGATCATATGAGACTAAAGAAGAGGCTTACGCTGCTTACTTGGCTGCAAAGAGAGTATTGCATGGTAAAGAATCAATAGCACCTTTGGAGCACGGTAAATGAACCACGACATCCGTCAAAATTTAATAGACTATTATACTCTCTTATTAAATAGAGACTTAAAACCATCAGAAATAAAAGTAATCGATGAATGCTCACAAAAAATACAGGAGAAAATAGATGCTAAAACAATACGCAACCGTTCTGAAGTTTGATCATAAAGGAAGACCTGTGGAAGAATTCCGATTGCATTTCGAATTGGAAGAGAACATGTCATTTTTCGATTGGTCAACTCTCCGACAGAATATATTCAGAGAATTGCATGAAAATTACTACAAAACCTGGACAAGTCTATGCAGAGAATGGTCTGAAAATGATGATGATATGAAAGGGGCAGTATTGGTGAGATGCCCTATTAAAGAAACTGACGAAAAGATATTCTCTACATTGCCTAAGCTGCCTATTCCTAATAGCAAGAAAAATGCTGGTGCAAAAATTAAAACAACCAAGGCATCAACTAAAAGTGGAATTAAAGGTGTGATCCCTAATGGTAAATCCTGGACTGCAAAAGGATACAGAAATAGAAAGCAACATTATTTAGGCACATTCAAGACTATAGAAGAGGCACGACAGGCAGTTCTTGACTTCGGAAAGACACCAGTATAATTCGCGAAACAACGATGGAGAATAAAATATGAAGAGTCTCTTGGCACCCTTATCAATAATCGCATTCATAATTTTGCTTGCTTTATGGTGGAATTATGAGGAGAGAAAAGAAGCATCCAGAATGAGAGAGACTACTGAGCTTCGGAAGGAAATACAAAAGGAGAGGATAAAAAACAATTTGCAGGATGCTAAGAGACTACAAGAACGTATACAAAAGGCTAATGAAGAAGCCATTAAAAAGAGAGACGATGCGATTATTCGGGGGCAGAAGAACGAGTGGGAGTCGAATCGCTTGAGACACTTCCCTTGACGTATAATCTTCTAAATTCTTCGACTGCATATTGCTTTATGTCATCAGGAACACCTAATGCCAATATGTCTCTCAATTTCAAGATTTCTTCCGAGTAATCAACAGGTAAGAAATCACGATTGTATACTACTTCTTCATCAATTCCCATAAGTCTATTCAATTCGTTTTCCCCTGCTTCCATCATAGTAGCCATCTTATTTGCGAACAGATAGAATTTTTCACGATCCAATTTTAATGCGATTCCACTGACATTTGTAACAGGGTCAGCATTCATACCAACTGAACGATATAATGCGTGCTCTTCATCTTTTATAGATTCTCTGATGGAGTCTGCTTGAGACTTATCAGATCCAAGTCTATCGATCTTAATTTGATCACGAACTGTCAAAATTCTTTTGTTTCCTACTGTATAGCCTTTACTTCTTGAACCTTCCTCTTCTTCTTGGTCATTAATACCTGAGAATACGAAGCGAGTGAATACGTTTGAATATATCTCTTCTGTCAATAATGAATCCAGATTGGCCAATTTCTTTTGTATATTTGAGATTGATGATATGAAAGAAGCATTAGCGATATCCAGTGATAATTTTACCAATGGAACACCATCAAAGTAATGAACACCTTCTTCCATGGATTTTACAACATTCTTGTCATCAACCTTTATATCAATGAATTCTTCCTTATTCAGATAACGATAGAACGATTCTCCCATATCATCAACCATTTTTATGATTGCTTCAAATAGCTCACCATCAACTTCTGTATAATTCACAACCGAATCTGCAGGTGCGAAGAATGAATATAATTCTGATGCTTGGGCCTGCGATACCATTCCAGTTTCCGACATGCTCCAAGTACCCAACCAACCAACACCATCTATCAAAACATTTTCAAGTGCTTTGCTTCTCCAAGGCTGTTCTGGTCCTTCTGGTTCTTGTCTCAAGACTATAGAAACATATTGATCAACAATAGGTCCTACATAATTTCTTGGCTTACAACGAGTTAATCTTTTATTGTAATCAATTCTCTCTTCGCAGTCATGACGAACTATCATATTTTCGCCAATTGCATCAACTTCATGAGGATAGTTTTCATCAACTGAATAAGAAACCCTCCAGAAATTTATTTTTCTGGCAAGCTCTTTCCAGCCTGGAAGCTTGGGAAGCTCTTTATTCAGCAGGATGTTTTCTTTTATCATTTTTTTATCCTAATATTATGATTCTCAGGCTATTACTTTTCCAAGAGGATAGTTGTTATCATCAGACCAACATTCGAAGTTGAGAGTAACAGTACCCGCCCCGTCTGTTGGAATTTCAGAAGTGATGTCAACTAGAACTGCATTATCACAAGTAAAAGTCATTGTACCTGCAGCCATCGCACTACCTTTACCTCTCTCTTTTCCTTTCAATACCAAAGTAGCGTTCTTACCGCTCTGGAATTTAGTCACATCGAGTGCTTGATTTTGTAATGTCGCACTTACGGTAACTAAGATAGCATCGCTTACGATCTTATTGACGTAGCGGCTTCCATCTGTGGTTAGTCTTGTAGTTGTTGATGTTTCATTTATAGAGAAACTGATCCCGTCAAGTAAAGTCTCACCATCGAAAGTGCTACCTGGCTCCAAGGAATATGTTGTTGCTTCTGTCATTGTTAGTTGCTCCTATTATATTATAGTATTTATCGTGTTCGCCTTAGAATGCAGCATACCACCCTTCTGCATTCTCTCATACCAAATGTCTCTCCAGATTTTCAATTCTTTCCTGTCTGGTTGGGTGAAATCTCTTCCCATATTGATTTGATAAATGCCATATTTTGGGAAGTCTAATAGCAATTCTCCTCTGGCATTCACTTTACTGCTTGTGAGAAGCTCTCTCATGAGACGACCCGAAGCATAAAGCTGTGGAAGAGCGCCCAATAATTCCCTTTTTCTTCTTTCATATTCAAAAGTATTAGGCTTATATCGTTCTCCGTTTGCAGTCTCAAAATGCTTCTCGATTCTATTTCTGAGATAATCATAAGCAGCTTCTTTCCTGCTCTCCGTTATATCTTCTTGTAAATGATTCAATCTGTTTTGAAAGCCTTCAGGAGTTACGGTTGCATTAAAGACCATTATGCATCCCTCGTAAATTGTCTACGAACTCCGATTGCAAATTCAGCAACAGTCTTTTTAAGAGCATTGTTAGTTAATGCTTGCAAGTCACTATATACAGTAGTCTCTTCCTGATCCAATGGTACTAAATCTTTAGTTGCTGATGCTGCGAATGTCAATGTCATACTCTTTGAGGCAACATTTATATTTGATATGACGAAATCTCCGATATAACCACTAACAGGATCAACAAGAGAAGTTTCATTGCGAATTGATGCTCTCCAGTTAGTCCATCCACTTATACTTGTGGTGATCGAATCTGGAATAGTATAATCAAGCACCCAATCATCACCTTCTTTATATGGACCAACTTCACTAGTCTCATAAACGCTTACATTCAATGAATTTATATTTAGACCAACCCTATTTGTCACTGCATATATATCATCTGTAGAATATATATTGACATCTAAATCATACGCAGGTGGAGAAATTGAAGCTGCTGATGCGTTGCGAAATTCTATAAAACCTTCACCAGGAACTGGAAGATCAACTTCAAAATGATACCAACCTGGTGCTGAAGGATTTTCAATTGGAGTTATTGAACCACCAACTATGGGAGTAGCATCCAATGCACCTCTATATGTCCAACCAGAGAGCAGACCTGATACCTGATTACCTGAAACATCCTCAACTGATACGGAAAACGTATTTAGTCCAACTTTTCTCATTATGCCCTCCTGATTTTCTGAGACACTATTGAATTTGATAATGGATAGAACCATTCAAGGCTCTTCAATTCTGACGGTACTTCTATTTTCTCTTTTGCATTGTCGCAAAAATTAGTCACATGCTTCCATTCTTCTGTCTGTACTGAATAGAGATTTCTTCCAAGATAGCAACATACAATATCTCTCATTGACGATGCTAGTGAAGGGATGTTCAATAAAGAACGGTCTACATGGAAGCTCATCCAATAATTACCATCCCTTATTCCATCAACACGAATTTCATATGTTCCGACTGATTTCACTATAACTTCTGAAAGATCAGTAAGATAACGATTTGGACAATCTACGAAGTCATCACCACATAAGGACTTATATTCTGCATCCTCATAATCAGCCTCATAAAATACTTCTACTTCTTTTGTCGTGTCTATTGGAAGATATGATGTGAGTATGTCTTCGTTAGCTGTTATGTCTGGTATTACTGTCGATGGCGCCAATCCATTTGCCTTAATTAATCTTTTGGCTATTCTTGGACTTAGGCGATTTAAGATCTTCCCTTCAGCAAAAGTCATTTCTTTTTCGATGATATATTGCCCTGAAGTAGAATTTGTTGAAAAATCTGACATCACAGCCCCTGAAAAGGAGCTTACAACATCAGCAGCAGTCAATCCAAAATAATTATATTCGCTCATTAGTATCTCCAATAGTATTTATCAGGGGTTTGATCTATCCTTAGAATATGTATTTCTTAAGGTGATAGTATGGATTATTGAAAAACCAAAAGGGTCTCCTACAACTTTTTGTGTCAGCCCATCACTCTGATTAAAATTCCAATTCTCTGAAAGTTTTGCCAAGATTGCTTCGAGGATTTCATATGCTTGGATTTCGTTGGAATCGTCTTCTTTTCTTGAGCGATATCCAACATTTATCTTAATTGTCCATGTCGATTCTACTGTCCCACCATTTTCTTGTTCATGTTGATAGTCAGAATCTTCTCTTTCAACTGAGACGAAAGGGAGTCTGCCTCTATTCTTGCCTCTAATGAAGTGGGAAGAAGAATTGAATACATGGTCAGCCCAAGCACCAGTGAAAGGTGTTGCTGCTGTCTGTACTGATATATCCTTACAAGCATCCATTATTTGTTTTTTTATTTCTTCATGATAGTTTGCCATGTTTTACCTCACTTATACAAAGGGACGAAAAAGGGCCCCCCTGAGATGTTTTCGATCTTTCCCCACTTATTTATTGAGCCTGTTACCGCTGGAGTGCCTGAATTGATCATTATATGATTAAAGATGAGGTCAGTTAAAGAAACATCAAGATTGATTATATCAATCTGGGCTTGAGCAGAAACATTATCAACTTCAACATTTAATGATGCTAATCCCCCTGTAATTGAAGGGATAGTTGCTTCCAATACATCAATTCTAGCATCCAAAGCACCAGATATCCCTGCTACTTGGCTAGATACGTCAATTGCAGCAATGGCAGCATCAACTTCAGACTTGCTATAAATTTGAAGAGGGTTTCTAACAGACGCTTCCATATTGGCTGCATCTGTTCTGTTTGCTAATTGTGTTAGTGTTGGTATTCTAGTAATAGGCATTAAAACCCTCCAATCTTCATTTTAATTTTTTCAACATCAATCGTCAATTTTGTCGTGTCAGATTTAATATCCTTAGTTCCTTCTTTTATTTCATTTAAGACTTCAAAATTCTTTTCGATAACAGTTACTCGGGTATTCAAATCCGAAACAGAATTTACGAGATATACATTGAGAGATATGATGGATGTCAATACTATACCGGCGGCCCATGCTAAGACTGCTTTAGAAATACCACCTACTCCTCTTTCAAAACTGTCTTCAGGTTTTTGAGAGGATATTGCATCATGAGGTTCGAAATCTTTAGTTTCAGCAACTCTCCTCTTTACTTCTCGGGCAATCTTTTTCTCAATTTCTCGGTCCATGATTATTTTTGTCGTATCATTGTCGGTCATTTGTTTATTTCTCCTAAAGTTTTTTACCAGCTTGTTAAGGCTGCTCGCTTCCAAGTATTAGCTGCCGTGCATACATAGATATAATTACTATCGTAGCTTATTTGACCAGTCGATCCTGTAGCGCCTGAAGTTCCAGGTACAGTTGTGCTTACCAATCGCATTCCGTTATTATTAATTTGGAATCTTTCCGTTCCGTTAGTAACAAATCCTATAGTATCAGAGGTAGGGGAATATATACCAGTATTCAAATCTCCAATAAATGTTAAATCAGGAATAGCAGGATTTGCAGTATTATTGATCGATACTTGATTCGTATCCCTTCGGAATT